AAGGGTCTGATTTTCCAAATCGAGCGCGACGCAAACGCAATTGCTCAGCAAACTCGTAGAGGAAAGGGCAACACCATTCTTTGCTCCGCTGACGTTGCTTCAGCACTGGCAATGGCAGGTGTTCTCGATTACACCCCTGCGCTTAACGCAAACCTCAACGTTGATGACACTGGCAACACCTTTGCTGGAGTTCTTCAAGGTAAGTATCGCGTTTACATTGACCCATATTCGGCAAACGTATCTGCTAACCAGTTCTACGTTGTTGGATATAAGGGTTCGAGCCCATATGACGCTGGTCTCTTCTACTGCCCATACGTTCCCCTCCAAATGGTACGTGCTGTTGGCGAGAATACCTTCCAGCCAAAAATCGGATTTAAGACCCGTTACGGAATGGTTGCAAACCCATTCGCTGAGGGTCTTACCGCTGGTGCTGGTGCTCTTACCACCAATGCAAACACCTACTACAGAAGAGTCAAGGTTGCAAATCTTATGTGATTTAATTCACAACTCAATCAAGAGGGTCTTCGGACCCTCTTTTTTTATCTAAATATCAATAAAACATTATGGCATCTGCTTTTCGTAATCAGATACAAAACCGAAATTTTCTTTCTCCTGTTGGGTTTAATTTCACTCTCACTAAAGACCCAAAGGTAACGTTTTTTTGCAACTCAGCAAGAATACCAGAAATTACCCTTTCTTTGGTACAACAATCAAATTATCTTAAAGATATTGACGTACCTGGAGGGAAACTCCAATATGGAGATCTATCTTTGAGATTCTTAGTTGATGAAGATATGGTTAATTATATGCTTATTCATAATTGGTTGACTGGATTGGGATTTCCAGAAACAACTGGTCAGTACGCAGACCTTATTACTGATAGTGAAGGAATCAAAGATCCACTTTCTGCATTTAGTGATGGTAGCCTTTATATTCTAGACAGCAACTACAATACCAGTTCAATCGTAAAATTTAAAGATTTATTTCCAGTTTCTTTGACCTCACTAGAGTTCGATTCTACACAAACTGACATTCAGTACTTTACAGCAGAGGTCTCTTTCAAGTATACTATCTACACTATTAGAACAGGTCTATGACGCTTGATGAAATTCAGGAAATGTGGCAGAGAGATTCTGTCATTGATCCTGATAATTTGCACGATGAATCTTTAAAAATTCCCCAACTGCACGCAAAATATTACACCATCTATAATACCATTACTCTGTTGCGCGAAAAAGCAAGAGACACATATAATAGAGTCAAACTTGAACGCTACAATTACTACTCCGGAAAGGCGCCTGTAGAGGTTTATGAGGAAGAACCGTTTCCTTATAAAGTCAGAGACAAAGAGGCGTTACAGAGGCATATGGACGCCGATGAGAAGTTGAGTAAAGTTGAACTCAAAATTAGATACTACGATATTATGCTTAAGTTTCTTGAAGAGATTATTAAAACTGTTTCGAATCGAACTTATCAAATCAAGAACAGTATTGAGTGGCATCGTTTCCAAGCGGGATTCAACTAGTCAAATAAATAATTGTAACTGATACTTTATGAATGTCCCATTTGATTATCTCAAAAAAGAATGAGGTATATCTTCAAGTTGAGGCAGAAGCACACGTCTACTACGAATTAAGAGACGCATTTCAATTTGAAGTTCCAAATGCAAAGTTTGCCCCCGCTTATAAGAATAAGTGGTGGGATGGACATATCTATTTGTTTAATGTTAATACTCACGAAATCTATGTTGGGTTATTAGATAAACTCATTAGATTTTGTGAGCAGCACGAATATACTTACGAATTTCGTGATAATAAGTATTATGGTCTTCCCTTTGAAGTCAATGAAATGATTTCAATGGAAGGTGTGAAGGATTATATGACTTCTATTTCAAAGTATGCTCCCCGCGATTATCAAGTTGAGGGAGTATACGACGCTTTAAGACATAATCGAAAGTTGTTGATATCTCCAACTGCTTCTGGAAAGTCGTTGATGATATATTCGATTGTGAGATATTACGTTGAGAAAGGACAAAATATTCTGATAGTCGTTCCAACGACATCCCTTGTAGAGCAGATGTATAAAGATTTTGCAGATTATGGATGGGATGTGGGTTCATTTTGCCACAAGATTTACGCTGGAAAAGAGAGAGAAACTGACTCACAAGTAATTATTACAACCTGGCAATCAATCTACAAACTACCAAAACAATACTTTTCAAGATTTAATGTGGTAGTCGGAGACGAAGCACACAATTTTAAATCCAAGTCATTAGTATCTATAATGACAAAACTTTTTGATGCCAAATATCGTTTTGGATTTACTGGAACACTTGATGGTACACAAACTCATAAGTGGGTTTTAGAAGGATTATTCGGACCTTCTTATAAGATTATCAAAACTGATGAGTTGATGAAGAAGGGTCACGTTGCAACTCTTGACATTAATATTTTGCTACTTAAACATTCTCCAAATCGATTTGAAAACTTCGAAGAAGAAGTTCAGTATATTATCAATCACGAAAAGCGTAATAAATTTATCAAAAATCTTGCTCTTGACCTCAAAGGAAATACTCTGATACTCTTCTCCAGAGTTGAAGGGCACGGACAACCTTTATATGAATTGATAAATAATAGCAAAACTGACGAACGTCACGTTTTCTTCGTTCATGGTGGAGTGGATACTGAAAATCGAGAAAAAGTAAGAGAAATTACCGAAAAAGAAAATAATGCAATCATTGTTGCTTCTTACGGCACTTTTTCTACTGGTGTCAACATCCGAAATTTACATAATGTTATCTTTGCTTCCCCTAGTAAATCAAGAATCAGAAACCTCCAATCAATCGGAAGAGTCTTAAGAAAAGGAAACAATAAAACAAAAGCAACGCTATACGATATTGCTGACGACATCAGTTATAAGTCAAGAAAAAATTATACACTTAATCACTTAATCGAACGAATTAAAATTTATAATGAAGAGAACTTTAATTACGATATTGTAAACATACCTTTTAAAAACTAATGGGTGAGGAGTTTTACGCAGCAATCAAATTAGTTACAGGTGAAGAAATCTTCTCTCTTATCTCTGTTGATGAGAATGATGGAGATCCAATTATCATTCTCCAAAATCCAGTAACCATGAAAGTTTTTATGAATCATGGTGGAACTTATATGAAGATAAAACCCTGGATGGAAATACCAGATGATGATTTATTTTTAATTAAGTTTGATAAAGTCGTTACAATGACTGAAATCAAAAATCAATCTACGATTGATTTTTATCATAGATATCTTAATGATGAAAGTACTGATATTGAAGATGATGGTAAAGTAAAAATATCTGATAAAATGGGATACTTGGGTTCCGTAGAGAATGCTCGCAAGTTTCTTGAAGATATTTTCCTTAAAGACCTTAAAGATAATAAAGAAAGCTAAATCTCATCTTCAAAAGCAACAAACCTAGTCTACACACATTTTTTATACTTGTCAAGCCTTTGTATAATGTGGTATAATAACTTCATCTTATACTCATCAAAAGTAGATATGTTATGCCCAAAAAGAAATCAGAACATTATGTAAACAATAAAGAGTTACTCGAAGCACTGATTGTTTACAGAACAAAGGTAGCAGCAGCAAAGGAACAAGGACTTCCAAAACCCCGTATCACTAATTATCTGGGCGAATGTTTCCTGAAGATTGCGACGCATCTTTCATACAAACCCAATTTTGTAAATTATATGTTTCGGGACGATATGATTTCTGATGGCATTGAAAACTGCGTTCAGTATATTCATAACTTTAACCCAGAAAAATCTCAAAATCCTTTTGCATATTTTACTCAAATCATTCATTATGCTTTTCTCCGTCGTATTCAGAAGGAGAAGAAGCAACTGGAAATCAAGACCAAGATTATTGAACGCACTGGTTTTGATGAGGTTATGACTGTTGACGATGGCTTGCTTTCTGGGAACAGTTCCGACTATAATAGTATGAAGGACAACATCACCTACCGAAACAATCGATGAAGATTGCTATTTTAACAGACACTCATTATGGTGCAAGAAAAGGTTCTAAGTACCTTCACGACCATTTTGAGTTGTTTTATAAGAATATTTTTTTCCCTGCTTTAGAAGAGCACGGAATTACTACAGTCATTCATATGGGTGATGCTTTTGATAGTCGTAAATCGATTGATTATCAAAGTTTAGAATGGTCAAAGCGTGTTGTATTTGAACCTCTAAAAAATTGCGAAGTTCATATGATTGTTGGTAATCATGATTGTTATTATAAGAATACCAATCACGTCAATTCACCCTCTCTTTTGTTAAAAGATTATTCAAACATTAAAACTTATAGTTCACCACAAACGGTAAAAATTGGTGGCATAGACATTATGATGGTGCCATGGATTTGTAGTGAAAACTATGATGAGACTCTGAAACAAATTAAAAAGTCCAAAGCAAAAGTTGCAATGGGACATTTAGAACTTCAAGGTTTTCGAGTAAATCGGAATCTTGTAATGGAAGAGCACGGTACTGACCCAAAGATTTTTGATAAGTTTACCAAAGTATTTTCGGGGCATTATCATACTCGCTCCGATAACGGTAAAATCTTTTACTTGGGTAATACTTATGAAATGTATTGGAACGATGTAAACGACACTCGTGGTTTTCATATTTTTGATACTGAAACATTGGAGCATACTCCAATCAACAATCCTTATAAATTATTCTATAACATTTACTATGAGGATACTCCACATCAAATGTTTGATGCTATGGAGTATGCAAATAAAATTGTGAAAGTGATTGTGCGTAAAAAATCCAAACCAAAGGATTTTGAAAAGTTCATTGATAAACTTTACACAGTCGGCATTCAAGATCTTAAAATTATTGAAAACTTTGAGATTCAAGAAAATGAGGAGTTTGAAATCAGTGAAGATGAAAACACTCTTACAATTCTAAATCGTTATATTGAAGAATCAGAATTTCAGTTTGATAAAAATGTAATCAAAGGTATTTTCCAAGATCTTTATAGGCAAGCTTGCGAAGTAGAATAATGTTTCTTCTTACACTCAAAGATAGAAAAGACGATGGAGCATATGCGGTTCAAAACCGATATGGTGAAAAGGTCTTATTTTTGTTTGAGGAAGAAGATGACGCAACTCGTTATGCTTTGATGCTAGAAGACCAGGAAGAGCAGAAAATGGATGTTGTGGAAGTTGACGATGAGCTTGCCATAAAGACTTGTAAGCTCTATAATTATAAGTATGCTGTGGTCACTCCTGACGATATTGTAATCCCCCCTAAAAATGTTAGTATTTCATAAGATTAGATGGCGAAACTTTCTTTCCACTGGGAATCAGTTTTCGGAAATTGACTTTGAAAAGAATCATACAAATCTGATTATCGGCACAAACGGAGCAGGTAAATCCACTGTTTTGGATGCTTTGACCTTTGTGCTTTTTAATCGCCCGTTTCGTAAAATTAACAAACCTCAACTTGTTAATACAACAAATGAGAAAGATTGTTTAGTTGAGATTGAGTTTATGGTTAATAATCGTAATTATTTGGTGCGACGTGGAATCAAACCAAATATTTTTGATATTGAAGTAAATGGTGTGCCTCTTCATAAGGAAGCGGATGACCGTGCAAATCAAAAAATCTTGGAAGAGAATATTCTAAAGGTAAATTATAAGTCTTTTACTCAAATTGTTATTTTGGGTAGTAGCACATTTGTGCCTTTTATGCAGTTGACTACGGCACATCGTCGTGAGGTGATTGAGGACCTTCTAGATATTCGTATCTTTTCTGCGATGAATGCTCTCATTAAAGATAAGATTCGGGAAAAGAAAGATCAAATCAAATCTCTTGAACTTAAGAAAGAGACTCTTAAGGACAAGATGAAAATGCAGGAAAGTTTCATTGAAGAACTTGAAAGTCGTGGAAATGCAAATATCAATGCCAATCAAGAGAAGATTGCCAAGTTAGACGCAGAAGTTGGCGTTTATATGAATGAAAATGCCCATACTGAAGAGGACATTTTTAAATATACAAAGGAGCAGGAAGAGGTTCTTGGTGCTGGTGATAAGTTAGTAAAATTAAACAATCTCAAAGGTAAAATTTCTCAAAAAGTATCAGTTATTACTAAAGAACATAAGTTCTTCACTGAGAATACGGTTTGTCCTACCTGCACACAAACGATTGAGGAAGAGTTTCGGTTAAATAGAATCAAGGACGCTCAAAATAAAGCAAAGGAACTCCAGAAAGGTTATCAAGACCTTGAGGAGACAATCAAATCAGAACAAGAACGAGAGCGTCAATTTACCGTTCTTTCAAAGGAGATTACGAAACTCAATCATGAGATTTCTCAAAACAATACTCGGATTTCGCTCAATCAGAGACAAATCAGAGACCTTGAATCTGAAATTCAAACTCTTACCCAACAACTTAAAAACCGAAATACTGAACATGAGAAGTTAGAAGAGTTCAGAGAGAATCTCCAAAAAACATTCGAAGACCTTTCAAAGAAAAAAGAAGAAATCGTTTATTACGATTTTGCCTACTCCTTACTCAAGGATGATGGTGTAAAAACGAAGATTATTAAGAAGTATCTTCCGTTCATAAATCAGCAGGTGAATCGTTATCTTCAAATGATGGATTTTTATATTAACTTCCATCTTGATGAAGAGTTTAACGAAACGGTAAAATCACCCATTCACGAAGACTTTTCTTATAGTTCCTTCAGTGAGGGTGAAAAAATGAGAATCGACCTTGCTCTTCTCTTCACCTGGAGAGAAGTTGCTAGAGTCAAAAACTCAGTAAATACTAATCTGCTGATTATGGATGAGGTATTTGATTCTTCACTTGATGGTTTTGGCACGGATGAGTTTCTTAAGATTATTCGTTATGTCATTAAGGATGCTAATATCTTCGTGATTTCTCATAAGTCAGACCTACATGACAAATTTGAAAGTGTCATAAGGTTTGAGAAAGTCAAGGGTTTTTCTCGTATGATGTCCCCACAAGCACAAGACCAATGAACACTCCAAACTGGCAGCATCATTCCAAGAAGGAGCAGAAGCGGAAACTGAAACCGCAAGCACTCCGACAAGCAAAGGCACGTCGCCAAGCACTTAAGAAAAAGCACTCCGAAAGGGGTCTTTTTTTATAAATACTTATAAAATTTTATAAGATATGGATACTCAAAAAGAATATGCGACTTTAATGGAAGCATATAATGCAGTTTATGAACTTGATGAGAATAGAATGGATTCTCGTATGGAAAAGATGCCTTCAGCACCTGCTAAAGTTGGTAAGGGAACTCATTCAATCAAAGATATTCCCGTTTCAAGAGAACCATCTCCAGAAGAAAAAGCAAAGGCAAGAAAGGCACTTAAACTTAAAGAATCTGACCTTTACGACATCATTCTCTCACACCTCCTTGCCGAAGGTTATGCTGATACTAATGAAGCAGCACTCGCTATTATGGCAAATATGAGTGAAGAGTGGAGACAGAGTATCGTTGAAGTATTAGATACTCCTGAAAGGGCAAATGAGTATGCCAAAAAGAATGTAAGGTCTATGCTTGGTGCTTTTGCCAAAGGTGTTGTAAATAAAGACATCAGTCAATTAAAAACTATAGAAAAAAGAAAAAGAGGAGCAGAGCTGGGAAAAAGAAAAGCAGAAAGGAAGGCAGCGGAAGAGGAATCGTAATTTAAAACCACTTCCCAAACTGGCACACAAGAGGGTTTCACCACCCTCTTTTTTTGTATAATGACTTCATAACGCACAACACCCAATGACTGTCAATTACGAAATCAAAGGAATTCTTGCTCGTCTTCTGGCAACAGAAGACCTTGTTGTGGAGCACAAAAAAGTAGAAACTGCTTGCTTTAATGTTCATACTCGTGTGCTGACTCTGCCGATGTGGGAAAAGGCAAGCAGTAGCGTCTATGACTTGCTGGTGGGTCATGAAGTAGGACACGCCCTTTATACCCCTGATGAAGATTGGACTCAAAATCATAAAGTGCCACCGCAGTTTGTGAATCTGGTAGAAGACGCTCGTATTGAGAAATTGATGAAGCGTCGTTATGCTGGTCTTGCCAAGACTTTCTTTAATGGATATAAGGAACTTGCCGAGCAAGATTTCTTCCAAATCGGTGATGATAATCTGGAAACTTATAACCTTGCTGACCGAGCAAATCTTCACTTTAAAATCGGAAACTACGTCAATGTTCCGATTGAGCGTGGTGAAGAAATTGATATTATCAATCAAATCGCAAATGCGGAAACCTTTTCCGACGTATTAGTTGCCGCAGAATCATTATACAATTACTGTAAAAAGCAGCAAGACGAACAGGTCAAAATCAATCTGGACTCTCACGAAACTCCTCAAAGTGGGGGTGGGGATAATGGTGCTTCTGATTTTGATAATCAACAAGAGGGTGAAAATGACCAACCTGAAACTGAAGGGTCTGACGGAGTTGGTTCTGAAGGTGAATCTCAAAAACAACAGGAACAAAATCCCCAACCTCAAGGTGGGCAGCAGGGTGATGAAAAATCGGAACCTGAAGTCAAAACAATGGAGTCTCTTGAAGAAGCACTCAAAGAACTTGTGAACACTTCTGGATATGAGAATGTTTATCTGGAAATCCCGAAACTTGATCTGAATAAAATTATTGTACCTAACGCAGAGATTCACGATAGGTGTAAGGAATCTTGGGATGAGTATCTGACAAATAGTGGATATGATTATGACTTTATTTTTGGTGAAGTTGATAAACAATTCAATTCCTTCAAGCGTTCGGCACAAAAAGAAGTTAATTATCTGGTGAAAGAGTTTGAGTGTCGTAAGGCAGCAGATTCTTATGCTCGTGCTGCCACTGCCCGTACCGGTGTTCTTGATTGTTCCAAACTTCATACTTATAAGTTTAATGAAGATCTTTTCAAGAAAGTCACAACTCTTGCTGACGGTAAGAATCACGGTCTGGTGTTTATTCTGGATTGGTCTGGTTCAATGGGTGATGTAATGCTTGATACTATCAAACAACTCTTTAATCTTGTTTGGTTCTGTAAGAAGGTCAATATTCCTTTTGAGGTTTATTCCTTTACAACCGATTATCCTCTTGTCAGTTATGATGAGAATGGAAGGGCAAATATGCGTGAATTGGCATATCAAAAGCGTGATGGTTTGGTTCAAGTTGGTGAATGGTTTTCTTTAATGAATATGCTCACCAGCAAAACAAATGCCAGAACTCTTGATGATCAAATGCGAAATATTTGGCGTCTTGCTTGTTCTTTCTGTAATCGACATTATGTTCGTTACAGTGTTCCTTTGGGAATGAGTCTTTCAGGCACTCCTCTGAATGAGACAATGATTGCTCTTCATCAGATTCTGCCAAAGTTTCAGAAAGAAAACAAACTTCAAAAAGTTCAGTGTGTTGTTCTGACCGATGGTGAGTCTTGTGCGATTAAATGTCATCGTGAAGTCAAGCGTCATTGGGAAGAAGAACCTTATATTGGAACCTCTCATATTGGACGAAATGCATTTCTTCGAGACCGTAAAACGGGACATACTTACTCTCTAGATGTTGATTGGAATGAGATGACCGACGTTTTTCTTCATAATCTGCGCGATAAGTTTCAGGACATTAACTTTATTGGTATTCGTGTTTTGGAATCGCGGGATGCTTCTCATTTTATTCGTCGTTATTGTGGATACTATGGCAATGAGTTTGAGAAAACGATGAGTTCTTGGAAAAAAGAGAAAGCATTCTCAATTAAAAAGTCTGGTTATCATTCCTACTTTGGACTCTCTGCCACTGCTCTATCTCAAGACACAGAGTTTGATGTTGCTGAAGATGCTTCTAAAGCACAAATCAAGAATGCTTTTATGAAAAGTTTGAAGTCTAAAAAAATGAACAAAAAAATCTTGGGAGAGTTTATCGAATTGGTTGCTTAACTAAATATTCAAAAAGTGCTTATAAAGATGAAGACTTTTCAGCAATTTATGGTAGAATGCTATTCCATTCAAGAGACTTCTCTTACTCGTGTAATGAGAAAGTCTGAAAAGGGTGGAATGGCGATTCTTTCAGGGCAAAGGGGGAATAAATCAAAGTCTGAAAACAAAGAAAGGTCTGCAAGAACTGAAAGAAGAATTAGAGGTGCTGGACTTCCAGGACCCACTAAAGTTTCTGGACGTTATACAGAAAATCCAGGAACTCCAGAAGAAAAGAAAGTGGGTGAGAAGTCTCACGTAGTTTCTTCTGGTAAAATGGGTAAGAAAAGATTTAAAAAAACAATTCAGAAACTTGGAACAGAGGGTGGACTGAAGCATAAACGTAATGTTAAAGGTTCATCAAAGGATGATCAAGATTCAGTATTGATTCAAAGAAAACCAAAAGGATCTGCTACACTTAAAGGAACTTCTAAAACATCTTGGCCTGGTAAAGGAAAGAATGTTGGAGTTGGAAAAATGAAACCAGGTAGAACTGGTGAATTTGATACTAAAGTTAAAAACAAAACATTTACTTATGAAGAAAACTAAATTTCCATTAGAGCACGTAGTCAAATACGATACTCAAGAAGTATGGGTGATTTGTGATAGTGCGATTACTGCGATGGGTATTCCTGCTATAGTAAAACAATTTTATCCTGGTTATACTGGGAAAATTGCGAGCAGGGAAAACTTTGAGAGATTGAAAAACCAGTTGGCAAACTGACACAAGGGAGGTTCCAAGACCTCCTTTTTTCTTGTATAATAACTTCAGTTAAACAAAACGACCTAACTACATTATGCCTCGCAAGTCCTCTGTGAACGACGAACAACTGATTGCTTCTATTCAAGAACTCTATGGGTCAGAAATCACTTCTGGAGACCTGAAGGGTTTTTGTGCCTCGCGTGGTCTTAATTATCAGACTGTGACTCGCCGTCTTGAAGGTTATAAGACTTCTCGTGGTCGCTGGAATCTGGAAGTGACTCCGACTGTCGTAAATAAAATGGAGCAAGCGTATCAAGCACCTCCTGCTCTCCCTGCTGTGGAACAAAACCTTATTCCTGATAAAGATGATACCTTCGTCAAGTTTGGTAACTTTAACGATATTAAGAAAATTATTCAGTCCCGTCTCTTTTATCCTACGTTCATTACGGGTCTTTCGGGTAATGGTAAAACGTTCAGTGTGGAGCAAGC